CACCTGAATCATTTAATGAGAAAGATGATTTATATGATGCATATACAAGGGGTGATTTTAAAGAGTCAAAAGATTTAGAAGAATACATTATTAATTGTACTGAGAAGAAACCTAAAGGTGCTGTTACCTTTACAAGAGCAGATAAGGTGTTAAGTCAAGTAGATAACCCTGACTGGCTCATAGAAGATGTAGTAGAAAAGGAATCATTAATGTGCATCTTTGGAGCTCCTAAGAGTGGTAAGTCATTTATTGCTATAGCTATGGCAGCTTCTATTGCAAAAGGTGAGAGATTTTATGGCAATAAAGCATACGCTAAACCAGTAATGTATGTATGTGGCGAGGGTCAAAGAGGTGTTAAAAGAAGATTAGCAGCTTGGCAACAAGGTATGTTTGAGCTAGATGAAGTGCCTTTATATCTATCAGACAGAGCAGTTAGGGTAAACGACCCTGATGATTTTAAGATGTTAGAAGAGGAGATAGAAGTAGGTGATATTGGCATGATTGTTATTGATACGTTTCAAAGAAACTTTATTGGTAATGAGAACAGTGCAGAAGATGTGGGTAACTTTATTAATAAATTAGATGGACTTATATCGCATTACAAATGCTGTATTTGTTTAGTACATCATACTGGTCATGGCAACTCAAACAGAGGTAGAGGTTCAAGTGTAATGGGTGCATCTTTAGATTATGAGTTTAAGGTCAATAGAAAAGATGACTATGTTACTGGATATGAGGGAGAGCAAATGCTTGTATCTTTTGAACAAACATTAAACAAAGATGGTCAAGGAATGGCTGTTAAGAATTTTATGTTTCAAGAAGTGGAAATTAAAGGAGAGGGATTAAACCTTACATCAGGATTCTTAAAAGAAACTGATATAGACATAAAAGAAAAGAAAAAAGGTATAACTTATGACCAACAATTAGTTTTAAGTGCCTTAGAAAGAGAAGCACATATTGTTGATAAAGATAATCCACAAGATGTGTATTTAATGCCAAAAGCATTGTATGGAAGAGTTAGAGATGCTAATGGTGATGACAAAAGTCCTGATTCAATTAAAAAGATGTTAGGTAAGTTAAAAGACTTGGGTCATGTTATTTATAATGAAGAACTTGGCTATCAGTCTAAAGAATTATCAGAAATTCCACCTAATTTTCCAAATGAAGCAGGGAACTAAAACAGGGAACTTAGGGAATTTTCAGGGAATTACAGGGAGTTTTTACATGAAAAACAAGAATTATCAGGGAGGGAAGGGATATATACCTATGGTATATCCCTCCTCCCTGTAAATGTTCCCTCTAAAATAGGTATTATTATGAAAACATATATAGACGAAACTTTAGAAAGCAAATTGAAAGAATTAAGAACTTATGAAAACAATACTTATGTTAAGTGGGGTAATAGAAAACGTATCTTAAAAATAGTTGGTGTTCAGTTTGAAATTAAGTTTTGTAAAGCAGAACAATTACTAAGAGAATCTTTACAAAACGATTCTGCTCAAAAGAAACTTAAAATGGTTGAAATGATGTTAAGAGCTTATGAGCAATTAAATATCAAATGCGAAGAAAGTGGATATGCACAAATACAACCAAATGCTAGATGTTTTAACTTTGATAACAAGACAGCTTTGATTTGTGATACTGATGCTGATAAACCTTTGTTAGAAAAAATACATAAGGATGAAGATAATATTGTCATATTTAGCGTAGAAGAATTACTTAGATGTATACCTAAAGATTTTATGCAAGCAAAAGTATTGCTATCTAAATTAGATAAGTCAGTTAATTTTAAGAATATTAATTATGTCTAAGTGGCATGGTGGTAAAGGGTCAAAACGTAGACCTGAAGATAAGAAAAAGATAGATGCTAACTGGGATAAGATATTTGGCAAAAAGAAAAAGGAAAAGAAAAGTAAATGAGTAAATTCTATCAAGAAGATTTACCTTATGGGGAAGTAGGAGAAAAGTTTGTGTTAGATATTATTAACAGGAAACATCCAATGGCATACAAGATGGAAGGTTACTTTTTAGAATATGACATTATGATTCCTGAGATAGAAAAGACTGTAGAAGTTAAAAGAGATAAGCATAGCGATAGAACTGGTAATGTTTTTATAGAAACTTATTGCAATAAGATTGAATCAGGTATTAATGCAAGTACAGCAGATTACTGGGCATATCTTACTAAGTCTATGTTGTACTGGATTAAATCATTTGATTTAAAGCTATGCATTTTAGAAAATGCAATACCTGAAGGTAAGAACTACATGATTGATGGAAAGATAATAGATGCTTACTTAATACCTGTAGATACATTTAAAACTTATTGTATGCGAATAGATACATTAACTGAGGAACAATTATGCCAATTAAACTAAAACCAAGCACAAAGATTAGAGATAGAGCTACAGGCAAGACAGCTACTGAGCATTATTATCTAAAGTGTATGACACTTAAAGAATTGAATGATTATATTGAATCACCTAGTTCTAAGAAAAAGGTCATACAAAAATGTAAGAATGAAATCATTAGAAGAAGGCATGATAAATAAAATTTGTGAAAATTGTCATCAAATGTTTCTTGCTAAAGGCTGGAGATATAAGACTTGTTCTAGGAAATGTGATTACCAGTTGAGAGGTAAAAAGAAATTTATTGATAACATACATTCTTGTGATAATTGTAAAAAAATATTTTCTGATAAAAGAACTAATAAAAATAAATTCTGCTCACTAAAGTGTTCTAGTGAATATGATGTATTAAACAGATATGGCTGTGGGCTAGATAATAGATTGGAAAAAGAATGTAAGGGTTGTAAAAAAGTATTACCAAATAATAAAGAATATTTTTATTTAGAGAAAAATAAAAAAACAAGAGTTAACTGTAAAGATTGTTGCAAACAAAATAATTCAAAAAATAGAAAAAAAAGAAGAAAGCTCGGTCTTCCACATTGGTCTACAGAATATAGAAGAAAAATTAAAGCAGAAAAATTAGGAATATCTTATGAATCTTGGTGTTTTGTTCTTACATTAAAAAAAGAAATATCTATAAAAAGAAAATTACTAAAAGACCTTAAAAGCAGGTTGAATAAATTTAATCCAAAGTTAATAAAAAAAGATTTAAATTGGTTTAAAGAATATTACAAAATATCAACAACTGCATGGAAAGAGTTAACTAAAGACAGCCCTAAAGAAAAAACATTAATTTATAGAATTAAATATAGATATGATACAAAGTTTAATTTAAATGAAAGACTTAAAAATCAAATTAAAAGAAAATCAAAAAAATATCCACATCTAGATAATTGCATCAGACAAGCAGTTAAACTACAAACTAATTCAAAATATTTTGAAATTGTTGGATATACAAGAGAAGACCTAAAAAATCATTTAGAAAAACAATTTACAAAAGACATGACATGGAAAGCATTTAGAAATGGAGATATTCACATTGACCATATAAAACCACAATCATTATTTAATTTACAAGATATCAATGATGTTAAAGAATGTTGGTCTTTAAACAATTTGCAACCGTTGTGGGCAAAAGACAATATAGTTAAATCAAATAAATATAAGGAGAGATAAATGAATGACCCAGTAAACCATCCAAAACATTATAACAACGCTAAAGGTGGATTAGAATGTATTGACTATATCAAACAACAATTAGGCAGAGAATTTCCTGCTTATCTTGAAGGTAATGCAATTAAATACTTGCATCGCCACAAATACAAAGATGCCAATATACAAGACTTACAGAAGTCTGTTTGGTATATTAATAAGTTAATAGAACATTATGAGAACTTATGAAGATAGATAAACAAAAATTAGAACAGAAGATTAAGGAAGGTAAATCATCCCATGATATTGCTATGACTTATGATGTGCATCCATCTACTATCAGAAGGAAAGCTAAAGCATTAGGTCTGAAGTTTCAAACACAATCACATTGGAGAAAGGGATGAGGGTAAACATTGAAACCAATATTGCAAAAGTTGCAAAGCAACTTAGCATAATTGAAAAGAAACAAATACCTTTTGCTGCATCAGTTGCGATTAATGAAACCATTGGAACAAGGTCTAACAAGGGTTTAAGAGAAGTTATGGCTAGACAAATGAAATCAAAACTAGATAGACCAAGAGCAACCTCAACAAAAGCTTTTTATTTTCTTAGGTCTAACAAAAAAAATCTTAGTGCAACATTGGGTTTTTATGATTGGGCTGCTAAGTTTATGAAATACTTAGTTCATGGTGGTATGAGGGTTACTGGTAAAGGTATTCCTGTTCCTTACATTCATGCAAAATTAGATGCTTTTGGTAATATTAAAGATAAAAAACAAGGTTTAATAAGAAACAATAAGCAATTCTTTGGAAAAATTGGTAGAGCAACAGGTGTGTTTGAGAGAACAAAAGATGGAAGTCCTAAATTAATGATTGGTTTAAGCAAATCTGTTAATTATGAAAAGATGTTTCCATTTTATGAAATTGCTGGCAGATATATAGGCTTTACCTTTCCTAAAAAGTTTAATGAATCATTAAAGAAAGCTCTTAGGAGTGCAAGGTAATGAATGTCGCTATAGATTATGACGATACATATACCCTTAATCCTAATTTATGGAATCAGATAATAGAAATCTTTATGAAACAAAATAACAATGTTTATTGTGTTACCAAAAGATATGAAGATAATGCACAAGATATTGTAGAAACATTTGCAAATACAAATGTACCTATAATTTATGCTATCAAATCTAAGTTAGAAGCTGTTAGTGAAGCTGGTATTAAGATAGACGTATGGATTGACGATAAACCGCAGTCCATATATCCATATAGATTATTAAACAATAATATCAACAGGAGATTTAATAAATGGAAAACGTAGGTTCTTCTGCAACAAGCAACGTGGGT